AAAATTATATTATAAAAATGTTGATGATATTTTAGTAGAAACTGGTAAAAGTATTGATGAAATTAAGGAACATATAAAACACAATAAGATAATAATGTTTCCTGTTCCAGATTTCGTAAAAGGAATCCCAAAAGTATATGTTAACTGTTTTGATAATACTTTTTTTTATTTTTCCAAACTACTTTATGGTACAAATTTGCAAAATTTGTATAAAAAAATAAAAAATTTAAAGAAAAATTTTAATTTTTTGCTTTCTGAGATTTATGATATGAATCCGAGGGAAATAGATATATTTCTCGACACTAAATAATTAAAATGTCATATAAGAAATTTAGCGATTTTGTTGTTTTTGATGCACCGGACCCCAATGATTATATTGTTGGTTATAGAGAACTTGGTGGAGAGTTTAGATCGACCATAAAGAATCTTAACGAAACTTTCAGAAAGTTCGCATCTCCCCCAATTCCAAGTACTATTTTTGTCAATGTTTCAGGAAATGATAATGAAATTGGAAATTCAGAGAGTTTTGCGTTTAGAACTATAAAAAGAGCATTAGCCAAAGCTTTAGAAATTTCAAGAAGTATAGATGATACTTCTAAAACTTTTGAAATTCAAAATGGTTGGGGTACAAGATCTCATCCAGTAAATGTTTTCATAAGGGCTGGTGAATATTTTGAAGATAACCCACTTTACGTTCCACCAAGTGTTAGTGTTATAGCGGAAGGTAAGGGAAGCGTTGTTGTAAGACCAAAAAATAAATTCTATGATATTTTTTGGGTAAACAATGAAACATCTATTCAAAACATTGAATTTAAAGATTACTATGCCCCAGCATATGCTATAGCTTATCCTGAATTTGCTTATGTTAAAAACAATATTGTTCGTGGATATCCTTCTACTAGAATATTGGAAGCAACCGCGAGGGCTGATTATTTTTTACAAACTTCTTATTACGATTTCCCAGCTACAAGAGAAAATAAATCAAGTTATTCCAACTTAATAATAGATTCAGGGTCTTCAATATATGATCCTTTTGAAATAGCATTTTTAGATAGATATTATTCGGATATAAAAAACAACGAAACTTTCTTCACAAAAGAAGAGTCTTTATTAAAGAAAAAATTTTGGCAAACCAATTATTTCAATTTATCAGGAAACGTTGATAAACCATACATTTTCACAAAGCCAGCTTACATTTTTAATTGCTCGACATATACTGA